TGGACAGTATATTGATGTGAGCCATCTGATACTGTAAATCCGATGGGGATTACAAAGCCAGGCGAACCAGTAAAAGTAACATAGACAGATGTATTAGAAGCAACACCTTGCTGAACACCATATATTTGACCTAATTGATTCAATAAAAAAGAATTTGCTGTATAAGGTGTAATACTATTGTAAAGATCAACCCTGGCTAAATCTATAAGGGCTAGAGCACCCACATCAGTAGAACTAATATCTTCTATCAAACTACCTGGTAAATTGGCTGTGTAGCCTGGATTTGTAGAAGCCACCAAAGCAATTAACTCTGATTGCAGAGTTGTTGGTGGAGTAGGTTGTAATCCTGAAGAATTAATGTCTGTTGTAATTGTCATACTGCCACCTGTTGTTGGATTTTAGTACCTTGAGTTGTTACGATGTCCACATTATAAGTGGGGGTAGGTGATTGCGCCTTGGTAATAATTAGGCTGGCAAAAAATGGTGAAAACTGCTGCTGAGTTACAGTCACATAGTAATCTGGAAATACTTGCTGAATAACCGATCTTTGCGCTGGAATTCCATAGTTTGCATAAAAAGGGGATTCTCCCAGGCTTAATTTAAGTACCTGAATTAAGGTTGTCGCATAGCCATATTCAAAGTTCCCAGAGGGGTCTTGGTCTATCTCTACCCAGACTAAATTTCCAGCAGAATTTTTTACTCGCCCATAAGTTCTCATATTGGTGCTCCAGTATTTCCAGAACCAGGCTGAACTCCAGAGTGCTCATGAGTGCTGCCAATGTTTTTACCATTATTGGTAATAGTTCCAGTAGTAGCAATATTGCCATTTACACTCATAGTTCCACCAGTTCCACCGCTAATAGCAAAACCATTAGTGCCTGTAATAAGCCCATTGACAGTCAGATTGCCATTCATTGTAGTATTCCCATTATTGACAATCAGATTGCCACCATTGAGGTTTATTGTAATTCCTGAAGAAGTTAAAGTTAAGGTGCAATCTTGGTTTTTGGTGGTTATTTCTACCCCAGTTTCACCATACATAAATAGATATTGACCATTTACCGCAAAAAATGAAGTGTTTCCAAAAGGAAAAAACACCAAAGCAGTAAAGTTGCCAGGATCAGTAATGTCAGGAGTTCCAGTACCTAGTCCAGAAGCCTTCCTAAGACTGACATCCGCAGGTATGCAGTAACCCTTACAACCTGGCTGAATTGGGTATCTAATGTATTCTGAGCCAGCTACAGGGCAGGTTACTTCAGGAATGGTAATTCCATCTGGGACATTGACATCAAACTTGACAGTAACAATAGAACCATTGACCGCAGTCACATAGCAGGGATAAGACTGCCCATAGCCTTGCAGAGCATCATTAATCTTTCTATCAGTAAAAAGATTAATAGATTGTGCAAAAGGGATTTTTTGGTCAATATCGGACATTTTTATTTTAGAGGTTGGTTATAGGCTTGAACAACTGTAACCCAACTATTTGCATCTGGCTGCCTAAACATTCCTAGATGTCGCACATTTTGGATATAAAAAGTACCTTGGAAATTGACCACTTCTTTAAATTGTGACTGAGAAGAAGGCAAAGTCAAAATAAGACCTCTTTGAGCAGATTGTTTAGGCATCACTATTTGACCACCGACTTTGAGGTCATATCGCATGACAGTCTTAAAAGTCAATGTATAGGGTGCTATCCAAGTTGGTTGCCCAATTAAATCTGTAAAAGCAATATTTATAGGTTCGGTGGTCGGTGGTGTTGTGTAATCATAAACATTGATAATATTGTCAATGTAAGAAATCTGAATACCAGGATAGTTAGTTCCACCAACAATGCTGCGACTCTTATCATTCAAATACTTTGAAAACTCTGTCAGAGTAAAGTTTTGTTGATAAAGAGGTTCTGGAGCAACTAAATCTTTGCTGATATTGACATTAACCGCAGAAGCATTTGGAAATACATTTTTTAAAGTAGTTTCAATTGCTGGTGCTAAAGGTGCATTATTCGCACAAGTGAAACTAAAGTTAAATGGATTTTCTTTGCTTCCAGCAGGTAAAACCATAATTAAATCAAGAGTTTGAGATGTACCCTGCCAATTACCAAAGGCTTGTTGAATTCTTGAATTAATCAAAACTCCATACTGATCTGGATTAGCTAAAGGAAGCCCTTTTGCCATACCACCAGATATTTTGATATTGCAATATTTTTTACCATCTGCGCTAGGATTGAAGTTGGCAGCCTGGGCTAATAATGGAAGTCCAACTCCATAAACCCTTAAAGATGCACCACCTAAAGGTGAGTTATATACCGAAATAGGTAAATCCCATTCGACATTTAAAGCACCTGCAATAGTGCTTTTTGCACCAGTAAATGCTCCGAAAATACTTCCATTAGTTCCATAGCTAGTAAAAGTACCATTAAAAATGGGCTTTCCATCCGAGCCATTAATTACTTTTGGTTTTCCATCCTGATCGGTAATGGTAATTTCATACCTTCTCATTAGATAACCTCAAATTGATTGTTGACAGTTCTGTAAACCAATTGAGTATTAAAGTAGCCAGCAGTCAATGAAATGTTGTAGCCCAAAGGAGAACCAATTAAAGGCAATGCTACTACTAGAATATTGTTTAAGTCATAGATATTGACATAATATCTTTGGCTGTAAATATTCCAATTGACAATCACATTGTAAACAACCTGATCGAAGGTAGCCTGAAATTGAAAATTGGAGTTATTGCTAGGTGTAAATTGAATAATATTTGCAGCATTAGCAGCAAGATTTTGACTGACACTATAAGAAGAAGCTGCACCCTGGGTGTTTACTAATCCACCATATAAGGGGGTTGTAATGGAGTTATTGTTACCAATTACACTATTGACACCTGACCATAGACTATTTGACATATTAACTCGCTATCGGTGTACCAGATTGGAAAGAGGACATTAATGCGCCTAATGTATTTTGAGGTGCTTGTGATACCAAAGGTTGTACAAAATCGAACTGCCAAGCATTTTGTGGCTGCTGACTGTCTGGTCTTGATACATCGGTTAAATTGGTCAATATGCAATTCAAATAAATATAGGAAGGGGTAGCTACAATAAAAGTACCGCCTTGCTGAATATGGGCTTGTAAAGCAGCTTGCAAGGCAGTAAAAGTAATCATCTTTGATACATACCCACCATTCATATTGGCAGGGCAATTCATTAGCAAAGAAATCTTTAATGGCTTGGCAATAACCGCATTAGCAGCATAAGATTGATTTGCAAAAGGATAAGCTGCAATGTCGTAATCTATTAAAGTAGCACCAGGCAAAGGTCTAAAATGACCAAAAAAATTGTTTAAATCTAAAGGATTTTTACCATTCAAAAGTGAAAAGCCAAAATTGGCTGCTTCAGTAATGGCAATAATTGGTAGTAAGCTGCCAGGTACAAAAGTAGCAAGTCCCTTCGACAAAATAATTGGCGATATTTCATAGGCTAATTGATATATTGATTTTTCAATACTGGTTGCCATTATTTAAGTCCTATTCCTGTGTAATAACCACCAGCATTTAGCATATTAATGTTGGTATCTTGACCTGGTATTTTAGTGGTCTGGATGCTTAATGCAATTGGGGTTGGATTCCAATTAATAGAACCTAGAGAGTTTGTAAAGCTAGATGTCGCACTTTCAGTTTGCGGAACTCCAGAACCCTTGCTATTAGTAGATTCGCTTTCTAGCTTTCTTTTCATTTCAATATGACCTGGGTCTTTAGAACCTAAAGGTCTATATAAACCATATTGAGCCAAATATTCATCAGAGTATTGACCTGGATTTTTAATATCAACTGCTTGTCCAGTAAGGTGTTTGCTATTTTCCATAGCAACTGGATTACCCTGACCATTTGGTTTTGTGTAATATTTACCATCAGCAGGATTTAAAATTCCATGTTCTTTAGCCCAATTTTCATCTCTTTTGCCACTAATAACAGGCAATCCAGCAGCTTGAACTGCTTTAGCTAAATCAGGGTTAACCCCACTTAAATTATTCCACCAAGCCTTTGCGCCTTCTATCATACCTGCTCTAGAAGGATTAAATTCTGCTTTTCCTTCTGGCATACCTTTTTGCAAAATTCCAAGGTTTCCAGGATTCAAAGGGTTTTTAACTATATTTGCTAACCAAATAATCCCATCAGCCAAGTCAAGGGCTGCTTCACCAATCTTGCCAACATTCATTAAAAAATTATCAACATCAGTTTTGAATTCTGGAGTTTCTAAATATTTGGCAAATTCTTCTAATTTTGTACCTAGAGTTGCAATCCAATCTTTTAATTTTGGACTTTCAAGAAAGGCTTTTACAGCATTAGAGAATGAATCCGACAACTGATCTAAAGGAGTTACCAGCTTTTCTAAACCAGTAATAAAGGTATTTTCTATCTTTGTTTTTGATCTAGTAAGCTGTACATCCAAATCCTGCCATCTTTTTAATAAAGCATCGGTAAGAGCAAGAGTTTTAGTGTCTGAAGCATACTTTTTCTCAAGATCATCTAACTCGCCTTTTCGCAAAGATGCCATTCTTCGAGCAGTTTCAACATCAATACCTAAAGCAGACAAACCGCTTACATCTAATCTTTGTTGCGCTGTGGCTGCTGAACCGCCTTTATAGACCTCTCCAGCCCTTCTAAGAAGCTGCGGAAGGAGTTGGGCTGCGCTTTGATTTGCATTGACCTGCGCTGCTCCAAAAGCATATTGTTTTGTAATGTCAGTTTGTGCTCCAGCAATGCTGCCTAATACTGAGTTGACATCTGTAACTCTTTGAAAATTGACTTGTGCAGCTTTAAGTTCACCTGCGGAAACTCCAAGTCCTTGCGCTTGCTTTCTGGTATCGCTGGCAGAACCAGCTAATGCACCTATACCAAATAAACCACCAGCACTTCCTAAAAGACCAGCACCAAGACCAATGCTTCCCCACTTTAATAAATTAAAGGTGGTAGATGCTATATTTTTGCTAATAGAAGAAGCAGTTTTTCCAATATTTTGAAAATTCTTTTCAGTCTTATTAACTACTTGATCTGTATTTTGTAGAGTTTTGTAATTCTTGTCTAATCGACTAGCGATAGTGTCGAGTGCGTGTTGCACCCGATTAAAATTGGTTTGCAAAGAATTTACTTCTTTGTTAATTTTTCCCCATTGATTAGGCATTTTGCCCAGGGATTGCTGATACTTTTCAAAGAGTTTCGCAAACTCCTTGAATTTATCATCATTAATATCAATGTCAATTACACTTTTAGTAGCCATTGTTTCTTTCTAGTGCTCTCAAAATATGTCTTTGGCGAAACTCATGTGCGCTTGACTTATATTCTATATCTATATCCTCAAAAAACTTGGAAAATCCCTCACCAGCTACATAATCTAAACAGGCAGAGACGAAGTGGTCTCCATCTCTCCAGAACTCTCGACCTCTGTCGATGTCATCAAGGAATTCATGAACTCCATAGAATTTAATGATGTTGTTTGCGAACCCCATAAGCCATTGACTGTGTCCATGATTCCCTCTATCTGCGCCTTCTTGTTTATCATAGACACACAGGTAAAAAAAATGAGTTCGCCTTCGATTTCTGCAATTGTCTCGCTATCAATAGTTCCCTTCTCAATAGCGGTATATAAAGGAATACTTTTCCAACCTTTTGGGGATGGCATTAATACATTTGAAAGTCTAACTATTTCATTCACTAATCCAGCCCTGACCCCAGAAACTCCATTCCAAACACCCATATCTTCTGCTACTTGTTTAAGCATGAGATAGGCTATTCGTGATCCGCAAATCGCCCCAAGCCCTTGAGAAAAAATGTTTGCAAAAGTCTTGGAAATTACCAAGAAATATTGCTCAAAAATTTCTCTTGAGATTGGGGTGCTGTGAACATATAGCTGTCCTTTTTCCGAATCAATCGGAATTACTAAGTTCAAGGCTCGATTAATTTTCATCTAGTTTAGAGACTCCATAGTGCTGAGTTAACTTGATAGACACCAGTTAATGTAACTACAAAACCTGGCACATTACCATCAAAAGTAACATCACGAACACCTTTGAGAACACAGTTACCGATTTGATAATCCGACAAAGTTGCCGAATCAGCAATAACCGATATATCGCCTACATTCACATTGGTTTCAATTTGAACTTTATAAGCATCAGCTAGTGATTGGCTCTTAAGCAAATTGATAGTTACAGTTGCCATTTGATAGGGTTCTGGGGAAGTAACACCACCAGTTAAGGTTGGGATGAGCATACCTGCATCGCCTTCAAAAGCGATGCTGATAGCTTCCCTAGCCAAATATGGTGCGGTCACATTGAGTGTTGCATTGGTCGCATAGACTACCGAACCTCTTAGTCTATTTAATGTACCTTGTTGAATTAATGGGGCTGCCATGATTTATTCCTTTATACCAAAGCGAAACTAGATACATTCACATTAAATATGATCTGTATGAAGCCTCTTGCTGGTGTGTAAGTTACAGAAAGACCTGCATATTTACCAATTGCATAGTCGCTTGGATTGTCAGTTACATAAGTTGTGAATGGAACTGCTTGTACAGTCACAGGTGCTAAAACCAGACCATAAGCAATACCAGAATTCATCACACCTTGTGACACTTTTTGTAATCGGTTAATACCAGCTTGGTTGTAATACAAAGGATTAATTGGGTTGTTAGAACCATTAATAATTGCATTGGAAATAAACAAGTTAATGTTGATTTGAACCCAATCTACTGAGTACCAATAAGTGTAGTCATTGCCATCAGAAGTTACACCCCAGAGAACTAAAGTCTTGCTAATGCCACCTTCAGCACCAGTTCCAACATAGTTCACATTGGCAGTTTTTAATGCTTGTTGTTGTGCATTAGTACCAGTAAATGCAGTAACACCATTAATGTATTGGAAAGCCATTGGTGCTACTTTATTAGTGTCGCTTGGGTTATAGTCCAGCGCATTGTATAACATTGCAGCAGCAGTAAATTCAGTTACAGGAGCACTTGCATCTTGCAACATAGAAACTACTGATTTTACATTGGTATATTTACCATAAGAAGCAATGGTTTCTGTAGCCCAGAAATACACTTGTGAAGTAGTCGATTCATAATTTTTAGCTAAAGTAAGCATTGAAGAATCGGCTGACATTGCAGAAGATAGCAAGTAAGCATAGTACTTCAATGGATTAGCAGTTAAATATGCGGTTAAATCAGTTACACCTTGTGCGCCTGTACCGATGCCTAATTCAAGAACATAGATACCATTTGCATTACCTTGAGCAAAATAAGTGGTTGCCATAGCAACTACTTCTTGCACATCTTCAAGAGTGAAAACTGCTGAAGTTGTAGTAGCAACACCAGGATTGGTAGCTAGAGCATAAGTAAAGGTTGTAGTACCAGTAGCAGTAACAGACCAAGTGCCATTGTAGGCAGTTGGAGTAATACCAGCCACAATACCTAAAATGGTATCACCAGCAGGGATTCCATGAGGAGTTGCAGTAGTTACAGTTACTACACCTGTAGACCAAGTTGCAGAAGAAATAGTTACAGAACCCTTTAGGATGGATGTTAAATCCGCTAATTGGGTCAGTAAGTATGAAGAATTTGTAGCTAATGTAGTCGCACCCTGGCTAATCAGAGCACCAGTTCTTTGCAGAGTATTTGGTGCTGGAGCAAGGGTTTGAGTTACATTAACTGTAACAATTTGAGTTGTCATAATAGACCCCTAATTAATTAAAGCTGACAGAAACAACCATTCCAGTACCAGGAACAACAACAATACCAGTAGCACATGGGAAGTCGATAGTATAACTACCGATAACATCAGGAATTACTGCAACTAAATTGGCTGCACCAGTACCAGAAGTTGTAGCATGGTCATAGATTGCGCCATTTGTAGAGCCAGCAGTAGTGACATTGACTTTAACAATGCGACCTTTGGTGGACTTAACTGCTGTAGTAGCAGAAATGTTTAGGAAAGAATTGATACCTTGAGCAGTAATAGCTGCGCCATTAACAACTGCTGGATTTGAAGTAATTGCCATTTGAAACTCCTTTTTACACTTATGGTTGGGTTGGGTTGAAGCTAATAAATGCTGATTTAATTAATTTTAATGCTACTTCATTGACAGTATTTTGATAGTAACTGACCTTGAAGGTGATACTTTTCTTCATTGCAATAATGCCAAATTCAGGTTGAGTAACCTTTTCATCCTGCATTATGGGCATATTTTGGATGCCGATATTATCGGTGTCCATACTATATTGAAACACATAATTAGCAAAGTTTAAAGCCTCATTGTTGCGAATTCCATAGATGTTAATTTTGACAGTATCAGATGCTAACTGGTTGATTGTTGACGATACTGGATTACCAGAAGTCGGCACAATATTGTTTACAAGTGGGAACTGTCCTATAGCTTCAGTACTAGAGCCAATGATGTCTACAGAAGCATAAGGTGGGGGTAAATTTTGCTCCACCAAATAAGATGGGTACATTGGAAAAAACTGGTTTAAAGAAAGCCAAATAGGAAGGCTATTAGACACAATGACACTTGAAGTATCAAAATCAGTCATTGAGTCGATAAGCTGAGTGTCCATAATGGAGTACAGCGCATCACCTCGATAATGGTAAAGATCAGCTTGCTTGTAATAATTGTCCTTGCGACTGAAGGCAAATTTCACACCTTGATAGCTTGCAACATAGATTAATTGAGGATTGACTAAATTAAAATCCTGAATAGGCTGCAAAGAGGTGAAAATAATATGGTTGTAGGCTGTAGTCCTATCATCCAATTGATGCAATTCTTGGGCTAAATGGAAAGAGCCTTGAGCAGTAATTGACCTGGCTGGAGTCTGACCTTTGTAGTTATCATAAAGCAGTCTGTCATATTGCGCTGCATTATAGATAGCAGTATCAGTTAAAAGAGCAGCATTTACCCAGAAAACATAGCCATCCAAAGGCAAAACCAGTTTGACATATAAAGTAAATGTGACTTGTTCATTACCAGATAGGGTATTGACTCCCTCTGCTAAACCAGAAGCTAATTGCGGTTTTGCGCCTGAAGTTTCATATACATTTGCCATTAATCAACCCATGATTTAAAAGAAGCCTGTAGGACTCCAGAATCAATGAAAGAAGGTCTGCGAAGTCCAGTAACCCTGGTAAATCCAGCCCTTTTCCCTTTAACATAGCCTTTAGCGGTTAACCTATTTTTAAAGCGAATACTTTTCCCTTCCAAAGCAGCTTTGGTTGGAACTCCAGCAATACCTTGTTGCTCCACTTCCTGAGAACTTAAAAAGTGCTTGAAATTGGCTTCTATATCGCTTGTAGCATCGCCATAAGGATTTTTGACACTACCCCCTTGCATGAGGGTTTCTAAAGCCCCTGCCATGCTTTCTGTAAGGCTATCGACTATTTTTCTCTCATAGACTTTAGCGAATACAGAAAACAACTCATATTTTTCTTCTAATGCTGTAGCCACCCCATAGGTGGTATTCCCTTCGGGTTCTGGGACATCAATAACCCCAAGATGAAGGATCAAGTTAATCCCCAGAGAGTTCCAAGGGATTGCAAAAATGCCATCGCTTGTCTGCCATAGGGATTTTTAATTGCTTGCAAGGAGATCAAATCTAGGTTTTGTAGCCCAAGACCGACTGCCAAAGATTCATTGGTAGAGACATCACCTGCATTACTGATAACACCAGCCACAAAGTTATTCATACCATAAGCCAATCTTGCATCTGAAAAGAAGGTTTGACCAGATAAATCTTGCTGCCATTGTAATAGATTGCTACCACCCAGGTTGTATACAGCAAGGGTATATATATCTGGGGAAGTTACTGAAAAATCGAGTGGCACTAGGTCTAATGCGACCTGGTAAGCATATTGATAACCGACATCATTATCGGCAATAGCAGTAGTGGGGATGCCCATTACAGCCCTTGTCCAAGCAATAAATCCAGCTAATGAAGGGGATGTAATGGGATCACTCATGATTTATTTCTTTCTTCCACGACTCTTAATTGGCTGAACACCTTCTCGAACTACTTCAATAGTTTGCTCGAACTTTTCGCTATTATCACCTGCATTTCGCTTTTCTTCCACTACTTCTATCTCAAGACCAGATTTTTGTTTTAAACCCATTTCTTGAGCCTTAGATGCAAGGATTTGATCGGCTGCTGCTGCGGTGACATTTCTAGCTTGTTGTGCTCGATCAATCGCTTCTTGCTCACTTTGGCTAAGACCAGCTTCAATCGCTTCCACATTAATAGGTTTGTCAATTCGATAGGCAATGCCACCAAAGCCCTTTTTGACCTTGTTTGCTTCCATCATTCCATAAATTGAGTGCTGCTTAATAATATGGTCGATTTCGTCATGAGTACCATTAATTTCCCATTGTCCACCTGCTCTAATGCGATGGTGAAATGGGCGAGGATTTTCCAACAACATATAGGTAAAGTTGAAATCTTGCTTAGAGCAATTCGCTACATAGAGTTTCATTTAATTCTCCCAAAAGGGTGGGGGACAGATGATGCGGAATCTTCTTTAAGGATTCCCTGCCCCCCAAATAAAGCATCTCGGCATCACACGAGGTCTTATTACTATAACAAAAAACCACCCCGAAGGGTGGCTTTTGTAATACTAGGTTGCTTAGTAAGCAGCAGACAAAAGGCTGATTGCTTCTGGGCGAATACCCCAACCTGAAGTGCTACGCATTGTGTAGAGGGTAGTAATACCACCATCAGCAATAGGAGTAGGGATTTCAGTAGGAGCAGACACATCAGTCAACATCAATGAAGTTGCTGTTTGATTAGGTGTCAATGTTGCAAAAATGTTGGTATTGATAGCATTGTTTGCTTTAGGAATCTTTAATTCTGGAGCAATCAAGAGGATCAAATCTGTACCACCAGCACCTTGACCAATCAAAGTGTCATCAGCAGCGAATGAAACATCATCGCCACCTGCCCATTGAGCAACAGTCTCAACCAAGCCAGCAGCAGTTTCAACACCAGCACCGATACGCTGGAATTGTGTCAAGGACACTACACCAGAGTAGCTGATTTGGCTAATGAATCGCTGTGGAGCAAGGAAAACTAAGCGCAAAGGCTGACCGATTTGCAAAGTAGACACTTTCAAGCTACCAATCATGTTCAATAGGTATTGAGCAAGTTGACCGCTATCCCATGTGCTGTAGCCAGTATTACCATTAGTGTCAGAACCCAAAACTTGATGGGTAGCACCATTGGTGTTTACTAGACCTTCGCCATTTGCAGGGTTATAGCCATACAAAAGCGCATTACGCAATTGTTGAGCAATACCTTGACGAGCAGCCAGGCGCATTGCTTGTGGCAGCGCATAGCCCCATGCACCAGTAGCAGCTTCATCGAAGTTGTCATACTGAGCACGAGTTTGCAGACGATAAGTTGCAGTCGAGATCATTGAAGGAATTACAGATGCGCTAGGCAGTTGGTTTACAGTAGATTGATTCGCATTAACTTGTGTTGTCAATTGAATCTTTTTAGCATAAACATACAAATCTGCTTCGCCAAGGCGAGGCATAGGATTTTCTGTAGCAAGGGTTGTAAAAGCACCAGAAGCCAAGCTGTATTGCATAATCAACTCAGGCATCATGTAATGCGGATTTACTGTTACAAATGAAGGAGCAAAACCTGACATAATATTTTTCCTTTGTTAGATTTGAACAACTGCAATATAGCCAGTTGAAGTCCAGTTAGCATTACCAGTACCACTTGAATACGATACTAACTTGTTGTTAGATGTGCTGGTACGCAAAATTTTGCAAGGTACAGCAAAATTGCTTGTAGCAGTTGTAGTCAAGAGGAAATTGGTAGTGTCCCAATATACAGTTTCAGCAACAGATGAACCATCCAAAGCTACGATAGAAGCATCGCAAGGCAATGGAATACGAGCACCGCTACCGAAGCGGTAGAAGTTTACAGACATACCAGGCGAGAACAAAGGCGCAGTAGACTGTGGAGTTGTAATACCACCAAATGCTTGGTTGTATACAGCAATACCAGTAGGAGCAGAACCAGTAGTAGCTTGTGTAACTGTGCTACCTAAAGAATCTGTACCTGGCTGTGGCTGTGAATAGTAACCATTTTGCAAAGTTGGAATCAACTCAGTAATAGGAACACCACCCCATAAAGGAGTTGTTGCAGATGTTGAAAGAACACCGCCAGCCAAAGCAAAAGTTACTGCTGGATCGGCAAGTGCATCACCTTGGGTAAAACCATTGCTATTGGTGTTAAATAAACCACTAGCTACAGTTGTTACCATAGGCTGTAAAGAAATTTGAGCAGTCATGGCTTAATCCTTATCGCTTGTTGTTGAAAAGATGAAATTCTTTGACACGCATAGAAGGTACTTTAAAGTCACCTAACCATGCTTCCATTGCGCCTTTGAACTTCGTGATTGTACGACCAGCACGATCCTTCTCATTGATTTCAATAAGTTGGTCAGCACCGAACATACTTGGTGATCTTGCAGCCATCAAAGCATCATTGAAAATCTGCTTTTCAGCAATATTCAACAACTGAGCATCTTTGATAGAAGCCAAGTTTACTGACTTGTAGCTGTCAGAATAGGCTTGCAAACCACGCAACAGACGCTTACGATAAGACAACAAACCTTCACCTTTTAATGGGCGAGAAGCAGATTTACCGAAAGAAGCATAAACAGAGTCAGCTTTAGCTTGTGCATCGCACATTGCAGCTTCTTCTTCATCTTTACGCATAGCTTCTTCTTCTTCTTCGTCATCATCCTTTTTGAATTCCATGTGACCAGGATGCTCAACTTCACCTTCGTCATCTGGCTTAATTTCACCAGCTTTACCATGTTCTTTAGGATCAGAGCCTTCTGCATCTTTGCGATGCTTTTTCTTAGCATCGTCATCTTTTTTAGCCATTTCTTCTTCTTCATCATCAGAATAGGCTTCCTCATCATCATCTTTACGATGTTTTGAGTCATCATCTTTGCGCTTTTTATCAGCAGCAGTAACGAGTGGTGGAGCAGGTAATTCCTTCTCCATTGCATCCATTCTTGCAGCCAAATCGCCTAGCACAGCGAGTACAGCATCTAACTTATCACCTTGGGCATCTGCCTTTGGTGCAATCGTATTGTCATTCATATCAGACACCTCTTGGTTATTTAAAAGAACTCCTGTGGCATCGCCACCCTTATCCCATACACCCTTAGAACCTCTTGCTTTTGTAACAATAGCAATATGATCTAAAAGAAATGGGACACCTTCTATTAAGAGTGGCTCGCCATTCTCAGTAGTTAGTGTAGTGTTTCCTGAAGTATTGTCAAATACAACAGAAGGTGAGGTAGAAATTTCTCCCTCACAAATCTCAGTAATCGCATCTTGGTCATATATTTTTGCAATGCCCCAGACCTCATCGCCTTTGATGTAGGGGAGCATAATACTTCCAACTGCACGATCTTTAAATTCTTTGCTGGTCAGCACCGCAGTTTCAGGGTGATCCATAATCACCATCAAACCATTACACCTTTTTAAGAATTCATCATTTAAATAAAGTGATGGGTCTCTCCAGACATTTTCTTCAATGCTTGACCGATAAGCTAAACCAGTACCAGTAATGCGAATTGCGAATAATCCGACATTGGCATACATCTGGGGGCTTGGCAATAAATCTTCTGCCATCAATTGTGCTACATCGGTCTCGGTCTTAGCGGATGCGATCTTGAAAGCAACTGCTAGACCAGGATGCAATGGCAAAGGTGGCTCAAGTGGATCGCACCAATCATAGCCAGTAGACTCATAATTGAGTTTGACATCGACCTTTTCCACATTTCTAGCAATGTAGGTGCAGAACTGACCATCGTCATGTAATACTTCTAGTTTACCTTTGTAGTCAATACCAGTTTCTTCTTTAGTTTCTCTACGAGCAGCTTCCTCTAAAGTTTCGCCTTCTTTTTGATGACCGCCTGGCACACACCAGGTATTAGGGTAATCACCACCGCCTGAACCTCTGCGGATTAAAAGGGTATGACCTTCACCAGTAACAAACATGATTCCAGAAGCCCGACCTGCTGCACCAGCATTGTTGGCAATAGGAGCAACAACTTCTGGGGTTTTAGCTACAAGTTCGGCTGCATCTGGTACACAATTTGGTACTTCTTTGCCATTCTTTTCCTTCATGCCATACTGGGTATAGCCTTCCCAACAAGGGTCATCATCTGGAATAGCTTGTGCATATTCAATCAAAGAATCGCATATTTGAGCCAATTTATCTGACATGGAAGAATCATCATCACATTTCCACTTTCTCAGGGATTTGTTGATTCTAGAGTCTGGATCATTGGCAGTTGCGCTGCTAGTTAGCTTTGCTTTCATGCCCTTCATACGAGCACAAAAGGATTCTTTGCGAGAACCGCCTTCTGGTTGAGGTGCTTTTAAATGTGCGCCATGCTCCTTATTGTAGGACTCACGACCTTTTTCATTTAAACCGCCATTTTTGTTTTTGCCTTCTTTGGTTTCCCAGGCTTCTGAATCTTCACCAAAGCGAGGGACAACCTGAGATTGGTCTTTAAGACCCATAATGATTTTGGCTACATCAGCCAGATCACCTTGAAATTTTTTGAGTTCATCTTTTTTGCCATTGCGAACTTCTACTTCTTCTTCTGGGGTAGATAAGACAGTAGGTTCTTCTGGTACTTCATCTTCACTATGTTTAATGAACTTTTTAGCCACTTCTTTAGGAATTCCGATATTGCTATGCCCTGCTAAAGCAGCATACATAGCTTTTCTTTGAGCTTCGGATTCAAATGGCATAGACTACCCTACAATATTTTTGATGATTGTACCGCTAGTTCACCCTTTTTTGTCAGCATTTCTTTAGGCATTTTTCGCAAGCTGTAAATATACTTGTAGTTACACCGACAATACACTTCCTCACCAGGTGAGGTAATGTCATCAGTATATCCATTTATTGCTTTAATGTAACCTTTTTCAGAAGCCCAATTACCTCGGATGACATAAACTTTTTCATCTCTCTCTTTATGATCCTTGCGATAGTTGTAATTAATCTGCTTCCAATGAGAGTGCCACTTACCAGCAATTGCGCCATTATCAATAGCGACAATGTCATTAATATTAGAAATCAGTTTATGGGTTTGATCTATTACAACTCGCCTTTGATTAAAAGGCATTTTTGCTAAAGACTTTTTAATGTTTTGTTTTTCTTTTACTTTATCAACTGCAAGTGAACCGCCTTTAGGAATGGATGTAGCCCAACCTTCAAATCTTCTGAGCACATCTGTAATACTTTGTTCTCGGTTGTACTTAATTAGATTTGCAGAAGCCATTATTCTGCGATCCAATTCAGCCCGAAGTTTAGGCTTTAGCTTTTCAATGTCAAATTTGCTGACATCTTTATTAATCAAACCGCCTTTGGTGACAAGTCTGGAATAGGCTGCATTTAAAGCCTTTTCCATTTCTAATTGCATCTGGGCATCCGACATCAGGACACCATCGGCAGCTTCTTTGATTTTCTTTAGCCAGGACTCTACTCGACTTTGGGAATCGAAACCATGCTCGATAAAGTCATTGATGGCAGCAGTTAAGACTTCATAAAATGTCATGCTTAGTCTTTAATATAAAAAGTTCCCAAGAAGCAGGGTGCATACGACTCTTTCCAGTTTCGTAATTACTCCACCTAGCTTGGGTAGTATATATTAAAGATGCTGCTTTGGATTGTGATAAATCACCCCTTGCTGCAATAATTTCAGTTGTATTAGGCACAACACCATTTGTGCCACGATTTCTTTTATTCATTAATTACAATTCTTTTTTCCATTAATTCATTAAAACAATCAATCAAATAAGGATTTTTAATATTAGCTGCATTAAAAACTCTTTCTGAAAAATCAAAATAGGCAGCTTTTCTTTCAACACTCCAATTTACAGGTGGTCGATATAAGACATCTTGTAAGTTACAGATTTTATCCGCTACCTTAATTAATTTGCCCTCTGGACTAATCATGCCAACTTTGACTACCTGGGCATCTTTACGAGCCATGCCACTTAAAGCAGGATCATCGCTAACCTCTTGCACAATCAACCCAATGCGAGGGTTAAATCGAGCAGAAATATCAGCCACCGAAACCCCACAATCTTCTACTACATCATGCAAGACCGCAGCAGCTATTACATCTTCATCCATGACACCAGCCATAATCAACAATTGAGCCACCTCGATTGGGTGTCTAATGTAGGCAGATTCTTCAGCATCCTTCCGAACCTGCTTTCCATGCTTGTCAATAGCAAAAGCAATTGCATCCAAAATAATATCAATATCCATTTGCCACAGCCCAACTTTCAATTTTGTTAATAACTCTTACTGGCACAATGATTTGTCTTTCATCTTTGTAATTCTCTAAATATCCATAAGAATCCAAAAACTGCAAACTACCGCTATAGTCACCTTTGGAAACAATGCAATCAGACCATTCCTCAGAAAAATCTAATTCACATTCATAACCATCTATTACACATTTCAAGTTTTCGATCTGCATATTAATTTTCTTTCGTAAGTAAATTATACCACTTTAGTATTATGCTGCTTTCTGTCCTTCTACAAACTCATAGTACTGGTTTTGCATATAACCACCAGCAAACAACTTGTAAACCAAGTGGCTGGCATACCCATTGAAACTCATATTGAAGAAACTATGAGCATCCTTGAAACTATCTGGCGCACCTTCCATGCCAGCATAGTAGCCTTTCATGAACTGGTAAATCTTCTCGCCCAACTCATCACTCATTTTGTTGTTAACAAAGGCATACTTGACCTGGGGAATGTCATCCCTGACATTGTCCATTTCATAGTAGTCAATCATTCCATCAAAATGACCATATTCAAACTGGGCAACATACTTTCTCAAATCTTCATACTGGGCTGGTGGCAAATCGACAACATCCACATGAACACTACTACCCATTGAATAACTTTTGCTGCGAACACTACCAGGGATTCCTTTGGCTTTCATGTAAGCCCGAATCATTTTGGCAGCACCAGCATGACGACTAACTTGCTTTTCCATCTCAATTTCCTTTCGTGATTAATTGAAACTACAACTTAATAATATACTAATTAGGGATAATGTCAAGCAGCTTGTAGCTTTTTTTCACAATATCCATATTCTTCTTCCAGGATCATGCGAATGTGCTCTCGGTCTACAGAATCGCCACACACAGGAATACCGCAGCGATACTTGCGACCATCCTTAGATTGCAAAAAGCGAATAGCTTGCTTAATCATTTCATAGGGAACTCCCATGTCATAAATACCGCCATCGCCATAGAAGCTGTAAACATATCTCGCAAACACAACCAAATCTTTATAGGGCATTGCCATTTTTATTCCTTTCGTGAAGCCCCCGAAGGGGCATTAATCAATCCATCCAACCATCGTAATACTCACCGACAATTCCATGAGCAGCCAAGAATTCCAAAGCAGGGGCAACTGATTTTGCAGCAGCCACATTTCCCTGGACAAAACTACAAGGCACAATGCTTTTTTCTACAACATTTCTTTTGCCTTTGCCCAAGTAATAAATCCGAATCGCTTTGCCACCGCAGCAGCTACCGATGTCTTGACCGCCATTGTCTAACCAACTTTGATACCAGACAGACTCAGCAGCTTTGATGTAAGGCATTTTCTCGACCAAGTCAGCATCCTGGTATGCCATGACTTTTTTACCAGCCCAGATTTCAACTTCTTTCATGATTATTTCCTTTCAATGATTAATTACTACACTTTCATTTTATACCTATCAGGTATATATGCAACAACTTTTTTAGGGTTGTTGCATTTTTGCTATAAATCTATGACTAACTGCTTAAAACTCAATCTATTGATAAAATCTTCTAAACCAGTTGAATAGTCAGAAATAATATCTAAACCATCATTAAAGTAATTTAGAGAAATCCAACCTGCTGGCATATCTTGACTTGTTGCTACAAGACTTAAATCCACACAATCATAAGAAAAACAAGCCTTCAAAATTTTCTCTAAATCCTGGCATGGGTCGCAGTCCGCTATATCATCCGCAGATGCTCCTACCAGATACCCTTCATTAAGTGCCAATTTTACAATCCGCTTAGTGATTGCTTTTTCTACAGTTGTTAACATTTCATTTCCTTTCGTAAGTTAAGCTGCTTGAAACATTTGACGAGCATCATTCATAAAAACCCGATAAGCAATCAATTGCTGCTCACTAAATTCTTCTGGGTTTTGACGAATTTCAATCAAGGCTTCCAAGAACCCAATTCCATAGTCCTGGCGGTATTCTTCAATAATTGCAATGGCTTGGTCGATCTGCATTTTTAATTCCCTTTCGTGGTTAATTAAGACTACATTCTTATATTATGCTTATTTAGCATAGGTGTCAAATAAATACATCAAAAATGTTGTTTTTGCACAAATACAACAAATAGTGAAATAGCCCTTGTGCTTATACCTAATAAGCATTAATATGTAAGTGTAGTTTGTTTGTTTGATTTTTCACGAAAGGAATCAAAATGGCTTTTTATGTCTATGGTGTCCCAGTTTTCGGTGTTGCCCAAGCCCAGGAGATGTATGCGGTGGCTGTCGCTGGTGGTGCAATGATCCAGGCAGAAGCAATTGCGGAAGTGATTGCCCAATTTGAATACATGGGGGTGTGAGATGAGTTTGCCTTTGTATGGTTACGAAGTTTTCAGCATTGCCCAAGCCCAGGGGATTTTGATTTTGGCTTTGGCAAAAGGTCAGATGGGCAGGGCTGCTGCTGCTAGAGCAGTTATCCAGCAATTTCAAGAAAGGGGTGCAGTATGAGTCAGGAAATGTATGGTTGTGACATTGAGCAATTTATAGCGCAGATTAAATCATCAGTCAGCTACAAGTTGGGTGGGGCTGGTATTGTTGTTGCTGGTCTTATGAGTGATGCCCAGGAAGAAATTGCGATGGGTGCGGATGAGAGAGCCAGGCAGAGTTTGAATAGAGCCAAAGCGATTTTGTTTGAGATCATGGAAGGCAAAATGATTTTGGAAGTACCAAGATAACTACGAAAGGGAAATCATGTTAGTTAAATATTTTGTTGAAAGTTCGGAAGTTGATTATGACGATTGTTTAGAGTATTTCATTCTTTATAGCGGATTCTCCAAAGAAGATGCTATTTCTGAGTTTGATTCCAATAACAATCCAGAGTGTGCTGCTTATATTAGCGAATTGTGCTCAGATGTCGAAGTAGTCTACGAGTAAAAATTCCTAATATTACAAGCCCTTTCGAGGGCTTTTTGTTGTATGATAAAATGAATTGAAAGGGCAATATATGAAAATTGGTAACTACGAAATCAGTCCATCAGCTATCTTCTATGTAAGTTCAGAAGATGGTTTGCCAGTATCAGTCAATGCTGGAAAAGATATACCAATGATTGCAATATGGATCAATGGTCATCCTAAAGAATTTTCTATGAAAGATGAATTCTTGCTACCTAGCAATGCTCAAGTATTTCAAGCCTTAGTGATGGATTCCCAGGCTGCATCATAAAGAGCCTTCATCTTATCATTTAGCTTTTTGACTTTAGCTTCTTCATAGACATTGAGTTGTTTACCAGCTTGTGCTGCATCTTCTAAGATGATGCGAACTTCCTCATAGTAGCCATGAGCCTTATCTTTGGCTTCCATCATTGCTGGTAGATTGATCTGCACTTCAGCATAAGAGCCATTGACCTCAACTACCATATTGACATCTCGATAGCCAGAGCCACCTAATGAGTCAGTCTTAGGATCAAGCAGGTTTCTCAGCTTAACTGGTTGACCATATTCAGCTTTGAGTTTATCAATTGCGCTATCGACATCCTTTAGCGATTTGATTTCAATAGTTGTGCGAAGTAAATCTTTAATCTTGGTTGGATCATTGTCATAAGATTTAGTGATCTTATCGACTGCTCTTTGTGATCCCTTCAATGGCACAATCGCAGCTTTACCACCTAGTTCTTCAGCGATCCTGGTATTGGTATTGTCAAAGTGATCTTTATTCTCGGCTGCCTTGTGATACATTTCTGTAAAGATTTTTTGCTTTTCTTCAGGCAATCTTTCTACATCAGCTTGTTGCAGCTTACCTGATAACAACTCTTTCACTCTACTTGCTGTAGGTGCTTTTGGCTTTTCGATAGTTCTAGCTTTTGGTGCTTGTGGCTTTTCAATCAGAGCACTCTTGGCTGCTGGTGCAGTAATCGCTGCAGTCTGTCTGCCCATTGGCTCAGTTGCAACACTACCACCAGCAATAGAAGTAAATTTCCCATCAGCATCTCTCGGATGATCAGCTTCTAGGAAAGCATCAGCCTTTGGGATGGGGTTAGCCCATTTCCCCCCATCTGCCCTTGGCATTTTTTCTTCTGGCATTGACTCTTGCGGTGGCTCATATTCAGCCAGGGCTTCAGCATCAATTTGTAGGCTGCTCTGGAACATATCTGGCATTTCATTGATATTGTCCTGCGCCCATTGAATCAAAGTTGCTCTATTCTGACCATCTGCAACTGGGAGAATGGTTCTTAGAATTTCAGTAATACCTTTTAGCTTGATGTCAGCAACCTTGACCTTTTCAGACTCAGGTTCTTCCATGAGTGATTCCCACTCAGCTTTGAAATTGTTTTGCCAGCTATAGAAGGCTTGCTCATAAGACATCTTGCGATAAATCTCTGGATAGGCTTTCTTTACAGCTTCATAAAATTCTTTATTCCAGGCTCGGTGCATGACAATTTTGTCAAAGAAAGCAAATAGGCTTTCCATGTCAACTCGAATACCATCAATGTATTGCACAATGGCTTTAGCATCTTCAGTTCCCTCACCAAATCCTTGGGTGAAGGCTTCATCTTTGAGCAGCATTGCAGGGACATCAGAAGCAGCAGCGATATTAGCAATAATGTTATCTCTGGCAGTTGTCATAGATGTTGCGGTATTGGTCAAATCAATAGAGTTGATTTCTTCATCAATATCTATGGAGAGAACATTACCAGTACCGCCTTCTTGCAAGTAGGTGCGCTTGATACCAGCAGCATTTTGCATTAAGCGATTGACAATCGAGCCAGCAGGTTTTTGTTTAGCAATGATTAAGCCAGACTTGAATGTCACCAGGTCATCGGTAATCATTGACTGAATGAAAGACTTTAATGGATATAAAGCCCTTTGAAAGACTGACCTACCTGTAAAACCGAAGGCACTAGACTGAAATTGAAGATAGATAGGAGTACCATTAAAAACAACAACACTCCTGCTAGGATGATAGGGCTGACCAGCAGCAGTAGTATATGCCAGAGGTTTTTGGAAGTCAGGCGCATTGGGGTTCTGATTCGTAACAATCGAACCAGCCATGTTGAGTGGGTCTAACTGATTAAAATACAGATTAAGATAAGGCAAAGTCCAAGGGTCAATGGGATCAGTAGTAGGAATCTTATCAGCCCCCACAACAATGCCACCAGCACCATAGGTGCGATTAATAAACATAACATCACGAATATGATTAGTAGCACCAAGTTTTTCCCACTCCTTATTAAAGGCTTCAGCAAGCATTTCTTTTGGTTGAGCATCTATTGTAATAGTTCTTGGCTTGGATAGCGCAAGTTTTACTGGTTTTTCTACTAATTTTCCACCAAGAGGATGATATGTCCAGATTAACTTACATAACTCATATCCTGCTTGTGAACCTGGCTGAATGTTTTCAGAACTAAGCAATGACATTAACTCACCGCCAAGATATGTATTATTAATCATTACATCTGACATAGTTCTTCCTTAGTAGCCATATTTATCACCAACACCAATGGCTAGACTATACACAAAAGCATCTAATAAGTCATCTGCTCTTTTGTATGCTTCTTTGTCACCAATTCTGAAACTTGTCACTTGAGATAATAGATGATTGCGACTTGCATTTTTAAATGTCATAGTTTTATCAAAAGCATATTCGCTAATCTTCATTAAGCCCTGGTGAAAGTAACCTGATACAGAAATGGCTCTTTCATCTTTACCAACTGAAGTTAGTCCAGAATCAATTGCATAAGTATTCCATCCTCGGCTGCGCCCTTGTTGTATGAGAATCGAACCAGCAGCAGCATCCTCAATGAATGTACCGACAACTCCAGCCCTGGCATTAGTTAATCTGGCTAATTCTTCTAACCTGGCAAAGACACTTGGCATCCAGTTCTCTAGCATTGCGCCATCAATCTGCACAATATCCCAATCTAATAGAATTAAGTTGTAAGGATTTTGTGTGTACTTATCTACAGCTACATATACAATGGCAGTACCATCATTTTCTTTTCCACCTTTAACTGCGGTATCAATGACTGCATAGACACCATCGCACTTAGTCGGATAAGCAACTGGCTTACCATCGACTAGCAGCTTATCGACAGCAAAGAAGGCTTCACCAGCCCAATCGACAAACTCAGCCAGGTATTCTTGCTTAAAGACTAATGGGTGATTTTCTCTCTCTAGCTTTTCGAGTTCTTCGGCTGGTAGGAATGGATTGGTAAAAGTAGGGGCATGGTATTCAGTAAAGCCATGTTCAGGCTGGTTGCATATCTGCCAAAAGAAATTATCACTATCTATGCCATTGGGAGTGGAAGCTACTAGACAACTCCCTTGATAGTCTAATAATGCTGGTTTGATAGCTGTCTGCCATACCTTTGGCATATTCGGTTTAGTAAAGGCTGCTTCATCAATGAAGGCTTTATGGTACTTCCTAGATCGACCTGCTCTCTCATTCTCCAGAGTCCAGAAGTCTATGCGCCCACCAGTATGAGTCTGAATGATTCCATCAATCTTGGATGCTTGCTTAATCATAGGGGCTAATAGATCGGTAATTTCTCTAAAGGCTTCCGATTGGATTTTGTAGTCAGGAGCAAACCATCCTACCTTCTCGCCCATCGCTGCTGCTGCACAAGCAATGTTCTGCATCATAGCGGTCTTACCCCATCGCCTACCGCAGCGAACTACAAAGAAGCGAGTAGAAGCATCAAAGGCTTCTTGTTGCCCTTTATGTAGGGTCGGCAGGTTTATGGGTTCTTTACTTTGTTTTGACTGGGATGCCATTGACTGTCCAATTGTTGTTTTCGGCATCAAATTGAACTTGATCGCCATACTTGCGAGGGGCTAACCTGGCAACTACCCATTTCCTTGCATCAACCTTTAATCTGGATCGGTTGATGTTCTCATGGTTAACCTTACCAGTAGGGTTGCCATCTTTGTCTAATAGTATATCGCTTTCAGTTCCATCAGCGATCTCTAATATTTCCTCGAAGTAGAAGTCGGCTTGATATTCTCTCGCCTGTGCGTATATGTCGGCAAATTCTTTATGCTTAAACAACCATGACATTACTGTACTTCTATGGGGCATTGATTCGTCATCTCGACAAATTTTGACTAAGCCATCTCCATTAGCAATTCTTTCACAGATTTTGATTGCTAATTCCAATGAATAGTCGGATGGTCTACCTACCTTGTTTTTACTCATAATCTTTAATAATGGGTGTCAGATAGGAAATAGCTTTTGACTATTTGTGGCATACAAGGACAGTTGTACCCTATCTGACAATGTCATATTAGCATAGGGTTAATAATTATGTCATTGATTATTCTTTAAATTCAGTTAATATCGGCTTACTTCCAATAGGAGTCTTATGGCTGAAAACCTTTATTACACCGATGAACAATTCATTGAAGTATGGAAAAGGCTAGGTAGCCCTTCCGATGTTGCCAAAGAATTAAGAATGGATGTGAGGTCTGCCTACAATAGAAGAAGGTCTATTGAGTTCAGGCTTGGCATTGATCTTCCTACATCCAAAGATCAAAGACTTAATCAAGTCAAAAAGATTAAAAAGATAGAGCAAACTTCTGGTCATGTCCGCAGGGGCATTGAAATTAAAGACAAAGGTAGAGTATTAGTATTTAGCGATGCTCACTTCCAACCTGGTGTTGTTACTCCTGCATATAAAGCCCTTTTGAAAATTATTAAGCAATTCAAAGGTGAGTTAAAAGCGATTGTAGCCAATGGAGATATGTTCGATGGAAGTCAAAATAGCGCACATAAGAGGATTCAATGGTCTCAGACCCCAACTGTCCGAGAGGAATTAGAAGCTACTCAAGAATTCATGGAAGGCATTGAAAAGGCTGCTTCTAAAAATACTCCCCTAATATGGTGTCTAGGTAATCACGATGCTAGATTTGAGACTTTCCTTTCTAATAGCGGTGCAAGTTCTTATGAAGGAATTAAAGGTTTTAGCCTAAAAGACCACTTCCCTCTATGGAAATCTTGCTGGTCATTCTATGTAAATGAAGATACCTGCATCAAACATCGGTGGAAGGGTGGATTTGGGGCTACAAGAGCCAATGCCCTGCAATCTGGGATCAACTATATCTGCGGTCACACTCACAATTTAAGTGTTTTCCCTGTCACCGACCTTAGTCCTGCATTTAACATGGGTACAAGATGGGGTGTCCAAACTGGTACTCTTGCTGATGTACATTCCGATGCCTTTGTACATTATACAGAAGATGCACCAGTTGATTGGCGATCTGGATTTGTATTATTGTCATGGGAAAATGGCAGAATGTTAATGCCAGAGATGATTATGGTATCTGGTGAAGATGAGTATGAGTTCCGAGGTTCAATACACAAGGTATAACCATGACTACTATTGTTGGCGATTGGGTTAATAAAGTATTAGTTTCGGATAGTCAGTTCTCCGATGAAGATACTGGTATCAAATACTTTGAAGAAAAGATTGTCGCAATAGATGGTGGCTGGTTAGGAGTTGCAGGAAATTGGAGTGATTGCGAAAAGGTGGTTGAGTACATCAACAAAAAGAGCAAAGTAAAACCAAAGCTAAAGCCAGATAGTTCTTTTATTAAATTGACCAAAGAAGGTCTTTTTTACTGCGGTGATGACCTGGAATGGGAAAGAGCCAAGACATTTATGGCTATTGGGTCTGGAGCAATGGCAGCCGAAGTATGTATGCGAATGGGTTTGACAGCAGAAGAAGCGGTGAAATGGGCTTGTAATGTAGACCTAAAAAGTCATGAACCCATTAAAACTTACAACTTATAGGTATCAATTTTCTATACATATTGATACCTATATGTATAAATTTATTAAAAATTCATGCACTTTGTATTATTAATGAGTCTTTAAATAACTTAAAGCCTTATTAATGAATCATTTAACATAATTTTTAAAGAGTTCTTTAATGCTGGATAAGTAAGAGTTAACCCAAAACTCACCAGCTTGTTTTACTTGCTCTAAAAAGGCTTCATACTGCTTATAAGTTTTTTCAAAATCGTACATAGCAATCTCCTTTAAGTTATATTGCATTGCACCATTTTATCTTTTTTTGTAAAGTTTTTAAACTTTTTTGTAAAGTATTATTCAATCAATTGTAAAGTTTTACCAAAATACAAGCACCAGGGCTATAAACATACAAAAAAATAATGTCACCCCATCATATTCATTCATTGAATTCGACTCCCCATCATAATTCCATCTGCGATCTTATCCCAATGATAACCTATTGATTCATTGGCAATTTCTAGAAGTTCTTCCTCAGTTATGTCATAGGTGGATTCAAACCGCTTGCGCCCAAGCCCATGCAATCCAGTATCTCCTCGATGGTGCTCTCTGCACAAAGGTATGACAGGGGAATTTTTTCTGGCTGAAGTTCTGCGGATGTGGTGAATTTCCGCAGGTGTTCCCTCTCCATATCCAAGAAAGAAGCAAAGGACACATCCAAATCTAGCGAGTTTGTCATAGTGTTCTTTTTCTTTTTTAGTTCCCATTTGGTTTATTTTGTTCTATCCATTGCTTAATAATGGATAAAAACCCTTCTCCAATTAATAATGCCATCGCATCTTTATCTAAAAAAAGTTCTGCATCGGCTGAACCATCTTCATTCTCTCGAACCACTTTGACTTCAATGTTCAATTTCAACTCCTTGTTCGGCTGCCCATGCCATTACATATTCTATGAATTCTGACATTTCTGCAATGGTTAAACTTGATGTATGACGAAAAACAATATCTACCCCATGAGAATCAATAGAAGGTAAAATTTCTATAGGTTCACCCCTGGCTCTTAGCCAACCAGCAGTAAGGAGTCTTTTCCATGTATCTACTTCTCTATATGATCCTGCCCATTCTACCTTTTTGGATATGGCTTGCATAATCGAGTGTAGAAGCGCATTTTGTTCGAGACTGCGGGTAGGTAGCTTGATCTCTACGATGTAGCCTTGTGGGGCTGTTTTGACCGCTTCTAGGGCATTTTTTCTAGCGACATCATGTGCCAAATAGAAAAGTTGTTTCATTTTGTGGCTAATAGGTACAAACCAATGTTGGAAAATGAGTAACCAGCATAGACCATTGACATTGCCAAATTGCCTTTATATCCCTGCTCAATTGAAATGTAAGCATAGATCAATCCAGTAACAATGATTAGCCAAGCACTCAAAAGGTTTTCCCACCCCAGACTTGTGATTCCAAATGTTTGATGTAAGAGTCCTGGTGCTCAATATGCTTTAGCAGCTTGTCATAAGCCAATCGCCAATAGTCTGCATCCATCTTGACTTTTTTTAATTCTTCTTGAAGTCGGTTCACTTCCATACTGTCCATTCCCCCCGATTCCCTTTTTGCCATTGTTCTACGAAAGATTGTTGCAATTTCATCCATAATTTGATTGTCCTTTCACCACGAATGTAAACCTGAAACTTTTTGAGACCCCAAGCCTTGCGGTAGGCAAGCAACTGCCTGACAGCGCATTGAAATTTATGCGATTCGACTTGGGTGGTATTCATACTGCCAGACTTCTTTTCTACCTTTGGTATGGGGATTGCAAACTAAAATTCTGCTCAAATATCGCTGTCTGCGAAGATAACAAAGTGCCATCGAGATTTGAGGGGCTTTAAGGTCGGTTTTTACAGCAATGTCATACAAAGTCAAAGGTGCTTGTTCAGCAATGAATATTGCTCTGACCTTGGATGCTGCGCCTTGCTTTTCCATCAACTACTCCTTGTAATAGGTTAATAATCTTACTTCTTTTTTTTATCTCTGGCATCCAGAATAAATTTTTTCATCTCAAAATAGCTACCAAATCTGGATTGTTGAGGATCACCACCACACTCAATGCGATAGGCTTCCTCGATTTGCTGATCAGTACCCAGGGGTAATTCTTTGGCTTTTTGTTGGGCTTGTTGAATCCAACTAGCTTCAAAAGACCGCCAACCTTTAAAAATGATGGTTTCCAAAACATCTGCCAATGGCATCTTGGCTAATTCAGCTTCTTTAATCAATCTTGCAAGAACTCTATCGGTTACTGGTGCTTTAAGCCTTTTCCTATAAACCAAAAAATCTTTCCAAAGATCAACACTTACACCTTCAGGTGTCTTTGTCTCTCTCTTTGTCTCTGTCTCTGTCTCTGTCTCTGTCTCTGTCTCTGTCTCTGTCTCTGTCTCTGTCTCTGTCTCTGTCTCTGGTATAGCATCTTGATAACACTCTGCTAGCACTCCGCTAGCAATAGAAAATAATCCCTTATCTATCAATGGTTTAAGACCGATAGTTACATCCTTTTCTGACCATCTAAGGCGAAAAGCTATTTCTTCTATAGACCCATCAAAAATACCATCTTTTGACTCACTTGCTAGCAACCAAAGCATAGGTGCTAGCGCCTTGCTAGCAATAGGCAAGCGAGAAAAATCTCTATCATCCAAAAGAGTTTTGTGAAGTTTTACCCAGGGTGGATTGCGATCTTTATAGTGCTGAAAGGATTGCCAGTTTTTAGGAATTAGCAGCATTGCTATCCCCCTCTACTGGGTTATTTTTGTTGTATTCGGCTTGTTCTATCAATTCTTGAGCATTTTTAATAACTGCTCTAAATTGACCTATGGTAAGCATTACTAATTGTGGTTCTGAATATTGCAGATCACCTACTGATTTAAAACAAATAAATCCTGTCTGACCTGCATAGACTTCGACCCCATCATGGGATGGAAATTCAAGCATTTGTTGTCCTTTTTTCTTCAAAAGTTATATGAGCATCTCGCTAATTTCTACTCAAAAGCTATTGAGTAGTTTTGTAATCATACTACTTTTTAATTTCTAACTCAGAAATTTTTACTAGGGATTTCCCTTGTCGAATGATTTCACCCCTATAGACATGAAGTTCATCGACCTGGGAGTCATCATCAAATAGTCCAGCTTGTACTAAAGCATCGAGCAAACTTTTAATGCGATTGTCAATATCAGATTTCCTGCGATCTTTGAAATGTAGGGTGGTTGTCAAAGACAACCTTTTGTTCCCAAAAGTAACCTTTTGTTGGCTCACTATATGAGCCACTTCTTTTTTAAACTCTCTGGCTGCCAGGGTAAGAAATCGCCTTGAACCAGCAAATCCCCAGTAGCTATTAACTGAGGGTGGCAAGGGCAAAATCAAGGTTATTTCGATCATGTCGCATTTTTGCACATAACTTGTTGCAGGTGTAATAGTTTTGTGTAATACTACTTGTGTCAACTTACGAAAGGGAGATAAAGATGTACAACAACAATCGCTATTATGAGCCAGAAGATGATGATTCAGATTTGCTGGATGATCGAGTTGCTGAACTCATGAAAGATGAATACAGCATTGAAAAGTATCACAACTTTGCTGAAGGTATTTCAGAAGCAAAAGAAGCAGATCGAGTCATCATTGAAGAAATGCTTTCCAAATCTCATGCTGATATGGACTTTGAAGCCCTGGGTCGCAAACTATGGTCTATGGCTTATGAGTACATGGAAAACTATGCAATCAGTCATGCAGAAGAAAACTTAGCATCAGGTTATTTAGATTAATCATCACTTAAGGAAATAAACATGAAAACTTTTAATGAACTTCGCAAAATCAATGTCAATGAGCACACCGAAAAGAAAGGTCGATTTACTTATCTTTCTTGGACATGGGCTGTAGATCAGCTATTGCAAAATGATCCATCTGCTACCTGGACTTTTGGCGATCCAGTTTACTTTAATGAAACTATGATGGTCTTTTGTACTGTCAATGCTTTTGGCAAATCTATGACCTGCCAGATGCCAGTTATCAATAATCAGAATAAAGCTATCCCTAATCCAAATGCTATGGATGTGAATACAGCGATGATGCGCTGCTTAACCAAGACAATATCACTTTTTGGTCTGGGTCTGTACATTTATTCTGGAGATGATCTGCCCTTTGAAGATGAAAAAGAGCCAGTAGATACTGCGCCATATATCAAAAATATTATGAAATCTTTGACTATGGATGAGTTAAAAAATAACTACATCGCAGCAGTTAAGGCTTGTGGCACATTAAAAGAATTGGAGCAAGCCAAAGACATTCGCAAGAATGAATTAGTGGCGGTGCAATCATGACCGACATATTACAAGGCACTCCAGAGTGGCATCAGCTTCGCCTGGGTAAAGTGACTGCATCCAGGGTGGCTGACATCCTGGCTAAGACTAAAACTGGTGTTTCTGCAAGTAGGGGTAATTACCTAATTGAATTGGCAATTCAAAGGGTTACAGGTCAGATTGAAGAATCCTATACTAATGCTGCTATGGCATGGGGGACTGAAACTGAACCGAAAGCGAGAATGGCTTATGAGGTATTTAATGATGTCCTGGTTGAACAAGTACCTTTTGTGGATCATCCCACCATTAAAGGCTTTGGTGCTAGTCCTGATGGGCTGGTTAATATTGATGGGCTTTGTGAAATCAAGTGTCCCAATTCTGCAACTCATTGGTCATATTTAAAATCTGGTGAGCCACCCAATAAATACTTTATTCAGATGCAAGCCCAGATAGCTTGTACTCAAAGAGATTGGAATGACTTTATTTCTTTTGATCCCAGGATGCCAGAGAAAAGTCGATTGTTTGTGAAAAGGGTTTTCCGAGATGACAAGTTCATTGGCATCATGGAAGATGAAGTAAAGCAGTTTTTGGAAGAAGTAGATAGAGAAACCGAACTCATGTTAAATCGGCAAATTTAATCAAGGATAAATCATGGCATCAGTAAATAAAGTAATCATTGTGGGCAACCTGGGTAAAGACCCTGAACTTCGCAGCTTTCCAGATGGCAGCCCAGTTTGTAACATTTCTGTAGCTTGTACCGAAAAATACAAGGATAAGCAGGGTGAGCAAAAAGAAGTAACTGAATGGGTCAATGTAGTCTTTTTTGGGAAACTGGCTGAAATCGCTGGTGACTATCTTAGAAAAGGCAGTTCGGTCTATGTTGAAGGCAAATTAAAGACTGAGAAATACACCGACAAAAATACTGGAGTAGAGAAGTACTCTACAAAGGTCATAGGCAGCACTATGCAGATGTTAGGGGGTAAGCCTTCAGATGATTCAAAACCTTCTCAAAGCCCTCAAAAAGCAGTCAATTTAGCCGATTTAGATTCCGATATACCTTTCTAGGAGAGAACCATGAAAAAATATGCAATCGCAGCAGCTTTATTTTTTGTAGTAGGTCTTGCTTCAGCCCAGTATGCAAATTGCTGGCAGCAATATGTGTGCGGTGGTGGTGGCTGCCATTGGGTCACTATTTGCAGGTAAAATGAACATGGAGTCCCTAGTCGGGAGTGGTACACCCAAAAACTACCTTCTGGTGCAATGCCAGACCTTTCGTGAGGTTAGGGACTCCACCCATGCAAAAAAGCAACAACCTATTGCAGATGTATTATATCTATGTAATACTATGAATGTAGTCTGATAACCACGAAAGGAAATCAAAATGAATATTGTTGAAATCTATCTTCAGCCTGAAAGATATAACCCAAGAGTGCAAGCCATAATTCCTGGCTGCTGGATGGCAGTTAGAAGTGATGGTAATGAATATCCAGTTTGTGCTGAATACTCAGCCAGCAATGCGGAAGAAGTATTTGCAATGATTAATGATTCACAATCAAGACTTGGCAATTAACCATGTACTACATCTATGACGAACTCGGTATGCTTATGCGAAAAGTTCGTCATAAAGCAGAAGCAAAGCAGCTTGTCAGTATTAGAGATGGATGGTCTTATGTCTTTGTCAAGACCAAAAAGAAATCAATTAAGTCTTATAACTTTGCACCAGCACCTTTTTGAAAGGAAATGAAATGTTTTTAGATAGATTAGAAATTCCAGCCTGGGTTGAATGGGTAGGAGTCATTGCGATGGGTATTGTCTTTGGTTGTATGTTTGCCCTATCAATATGAAAGGTAATGAAAAGCCTTATGCGCTGCGAGTCCAATCCAACATAGGCGAGGACTTGTTTGAAATGTATTGTGAAAGACAAGGTTATACATTTAATCGAATTGGTTTTGATGAGCAAAAAGGCTTTGTTGCAAACTTTTTTAAATTAAGCCCAATTATTAGGAATTTGCCTGACTATGTTGTCAATGCAGGTTCTAAAACTTTTGTAGTGTGTGTTAAGGGTACTGCCAACTTTAAGCAAAAGGAATTTGAATTATTGCCAAAGATGGTGGAGTGTTTTAGTTCGGAAGATGCGCCCCTGGTCTATGCTTTTTGTTTTCAGACTGAGCCAGTTCCGATTTTTGTTTTTCCCAATAGGATCATAGAGTTATACAACAACTCGATTGATGCTAAATGGGATGATGGTGTAGTACATCGAAACTTAAATATCAAGGAGCAATCATGAATGAATATATTTGGACAGCAGCAGGTACAAACATTGAAGAAAGATGGATCAAGCAGTATGGCTGGATTCGCCCATCAGACCTTCCAGAGTACAAAGAAAAGTGGAAATATTTTCAGGAATTGCCATTGAGAAATCTAGATGACAAAGCCAAAGAGCAGTATGAATTGGCATTAAAAAAAGCAAAGGTAGTTCGCATTAAATGACCCCAGATGAATGTCTTGCTTTTGCAGGAATCATTATTTTGGGATTTATAGTAGCAACCATTCTTCACTTTAGGGACAGCAAAAAATGAATGATATTAGCGATCAAATAGTAAAAGTTAGAAAATTAATTAACCAATTGGAGATGTTAAATGCCAATCCAGCTTTAGCTGGTAAGCAGCAGCTTTATGACAAAGCAATTGAATTAGATGTTTTGGTACAAAATATTATTATGCAAGTTGCTGATTATGCTTAAAATACAATTTTTCACGAAAGGTATTATATGACTTGGAATGTTCGATTGATGAAGATGTACGATGAACCTGATGAGGTTTATTTTGAGATGCGAGAGGTTTTCTACAATGAAATGGGAAAGCCTTTAGGTCATACTGCTGCGGTTGTTGGCGGTCAAACCATTGATGAGATCGAGCACTACCTAGGTTTTATGAAAGAAGCATTGACCAGGCATATTCTGGATGAGAGAGACTTTCATCAAAAGGGTGGTGAAAATGAGTGAAGCGAAAGCCCTGGCTGATAGGCTAGAAGAACTCTATATCGGTCTGCATATCACCGAAGCAGCCCATTTATTGCGCCAATTAGAATCAGAAAATGAAGCCCTCAAAAAGCAAAACAATTATCTGATTAATTTGCCTTTGATGAATAACATCCGAGAGCAGCAAAAATGACTACTTTCACTACTGAAGATAGGGAAAAGGCAGAAAAAGAACCTATTCCTTTTGCTGGTCATGCTGATCTATCAAAAAAGGATGAGGAAGTCTGGCATTTTTCATTGGATGCTACCAATGGTGAAACTAAGATAGAAATTAAAAAGACTTGGGAATTCTAGCGACCAGAAATCTTCTTGATTTTTTGTTCTAGTTCCCAATCTTCTCTGCACTCAGCAGAGCAAAATCTACCTTCTGGAATCAATTCATTACAACAAAGGCAATGCCCAGTATAGGGATGCCTTTTTTTATTCCTGATTTCCGCTATTGCCATTTCTCTATGAAGTTGTTCGGTATCGCTGGCATCGTCAAAAATATCACTCATGCCAGAGTTCCACCTACATTTTCATAGTATGCTTTTAAATAGCCCATTAAATTGGTATGTTGTCCATAAGGACTATTAGGCATAGATGCCCAGATGCGATTAGCTTTAATGATGGCTTCTTCAAAATGACCTTGATTAATTAATTGATCTGCTCCGACCTCTTTAAGCAACTCCAGGGCAATGCAATCTTGGGAGTGAGGGGAGAAGTCAGGCAAACTCAATTGCGCCTTGTAGAAGTCGTAATTTCTCTCTAGGATTTGATATTTACCTGCTGCTGTAGATGTAATTCCTGCTGCGGTAATATGTTTTCTAGGGTGGTCTTTATAGCTTTGAAAAAGAGTTCCACCATAAAGAACATTGTAGCCATTATCAGAATGGGCTAATAAATCTCTGCCAATTTCAGAGAACCCAATAGTCTTAAGCAAGGCTACTTCATTATTGGTCATTTCAAGCCTAATTGCTGATTAACAAAATCTTGAAGGGATTCTAGTTGTTGGGTTGTTGCAGCGCATTTTTCAACAAATTGTGGGTCGGTGGGAGTGCCATCAACTCCTGGGGTACTTTGGCTGGTGCTGGACAGTTTACTGCTACTGGGGTAGTGCATCCCACCATAATAAGACTTAATGCGAGACAGCTTATTCTCGTAATCATTTGTCACCTGCTTGGTAATAATTTGTTGTTGAACTAAAAGGTCTTTATTGTGCTGCTCTTGAACTTTGCCTTCTGCTTCTACTTTTTCCTGGTAAGCCACCAGCTTAAGATGATATACATAACACCCACTACAAAAGCTAATGAATAGACCCAGAGCAATAAAGAGAACTTTGAACCAAACATTAGGCTGCATTTCCATCTCTTTCAGTAGCAGCTTGAGAGCCAACATAGACACCACCACCGCCTAAAATTGCGCCTAACCCCATGCCAAATCCAGAAAAATCAATATTGTGGTTATAAAGAGTATGAATAAAACCAAGAACAACAATCGACAAAATCCCCAAAAAAACTCCAAACCTCGCAATACACCAGGTGTGATTATCATTTTGTGTAAGTATGTCAATAAAAAACTTTTTCATTTTTCCGATTGTTTTATTAATCGCTTATTGGCTTTTTTAATAGCCTTCTTTTTGGCAGGTACAAACTTGACTTCGATAGGGTGATGGGAATTTTCTTCCTTTTTAACCTTCGGTTTGCGAGTAGTAGCCTTTTTTACCAGTTCTTTTTTAATTTCAGGTGCTACAGGGAAATCTGGAGTTTTAGGTTTCTTTTTGAGTAAAGCGCAGATCATTTTAAACATTATGATTTATCCATTTTGGTATCAAGTTTTGTCATAATTTGGTCTAATATGTGCTCAATTCTTGATAGCCTATAGTCCAAATCTGCTTTTTTTACATAGTCATTGGGAAGCATGACTTCTAAACTTTTTAAATCTCTAGCTAAAATAGTTTGATTTTTAGCTAAATTATCTTGACTCTTTGAAATGCTATTAACCCAATAGCTAATAACACCACCACCAATAAAGTAGACCAGAGTCAAACCAGCGAAGATAGCTTCCCAAGACATGATTATGCAGCAGCAGCTTCAGCAGCAGGAGCAGCTTCAGGAGCAGCTTCAGGCACTTTAATTTGAGGAGCAGCCTGGGCTTGCAAAGGGGCTACCAGGTGAGCAACTTCTTCATAAGGCTTCTTAATTAAGAACTGAAAAAGGGCTTCTACTAAGTCTTGAGTCAAATTAATTTGGTTCATTTTTTTCCTTTAAATTAGGGCATCATTGCCTGAAATGATTATATTATGAAACTAAAAAAATGCTGTGATAATAATTACTCCTGAACCACCAGCAGCACCAGCAAAACCATTTGTTCCAGCAGTACCACCAGCACCAGCAGCACCTACAGCATAACTATATGTCGCAGCTAATGTGCCACTAATGTAGGCTTCAATATAGCCACCAGCAGCCCCACCTGCTCCAGCATATTGATTAGTTGCATTAGGATTCCATGCTCCACCACCGCCACCAGCACCAGTATTAGTTACTCCTGCATTTGGGTTTCCATTACCAAAAGCACCACCACCACCGCCACCAAAGGGACTAGATGCTCCAATACCTGATTGGACATAAATACCATTTGAACTTGAACCTGTAGCCCACAAACCACCTACTGAACCTGCTTGACCTTGAAATCCTTGACCAGCAGCACCAATATTGATTACAGTTGCGCCACCAGAACCAGAATAAATTCCAGCACCACCACCACCATAAGCAATTAATAGTGATCCAAAAGTAGTATTACCACCAGTTCCACCTGTTCCAGCAGTACCATTATTTCCTGAACCACCACCGCCACCACCGCCACCTATCATTTTGATAAACAAATAAGAGCAATTTGCAGGGACAGTATAAGTTCCGCTACCAGATGTATAAGATGTAACTTGTGGAGCAGAGGACATCATAGCCCCTTGAACTTTAGTAAGTGCCATTATTCATATACCTCTGGTGTATTACCCTCTGCCAACCATGCTTGATAATCCTCATAGTCGGTGTTTAAAAACATTGGCGGTTTTGGGTCTGGTGGTGGAACTAATAAAGAATGTGAAGTTGAACCATCTTCATAAGTAACAACTTTATATGGAGTTTTTTCCCTGCCAGCCAAATAATAGGATATTGTCATCATAGCTCCGCACTAAATCCCATGTAGGAAGTTTGATTTCCATTTGAATATAAATTATATGCAATACCTTGAGTAGCACCACTAACTGTCACACTTAAATTAGCTGCATTAGTTCCAGAATTGCCTGAATCTGCTAATGCGCTTGGAACTTGTCCAACACCAGCACTATTTTCCCCCAAAAATAAATTGGCAGCAGAAAAATCCATAGCTGTTGGGGCAACCCTTAATGTTACTGGATAAGGTACAGTAATTCTTAATGCAGATGAACTAAAAGAACTTCCAAGACCATAAATGTTGTAATTAACTGTAGGTTTTATTCTGTAATAATATCTTTGACATTGAATCAATTGTCTTGAATATTCTAAATTTTCATAGTTTGTTGCAGTTGTTCCAACTTCAAACTGAACTCCAGTAAGATAAAAATAAGCACCATTTGTTCCAACAATTTGAGGTTGTCCTGTATAACCATTGTAAAAGGTTGTACCCCATGTACCTGTAGTAGTGGTTGAATATGTAGAGCCATTACCTAAAGACCAAGCAATAATCATTCCAGCAGCATTAGTAGTAACCCATGTGCCTTGTCCTGCTGTGGGAGCATTGATTACTACAGAAACATAAGTCCAAGTATTAGCAGGAATTGTATAAGCAAAATTATAAAAATAAGTTCCTGGTTGATTTTGTACTCCACCACCATAAGTCCCTGCCGAACTTGCGTAAACCCAAAAAGACAAAGTACAAGTTTTAGCATTGGCAGTTCCCCAACCCAAATCTTGAATTGTAGTACCTTCAACAATTTGACCTAAACCAAAGAAATCACCTGCTCCATAGGTATAGTTTGTATTTCCTGTAACACCTACATATTTTGTAAATCCTGCTGGTGGAGTTATTGAACCAGCATTTTGCTGGACATTAAATTTGTTTGTTTGTGTATTGTAGGTATACCATCTATCTACATTGTATGTACTACTAGCAGGGTTAGTAATTTGTGCGCCATTATTCCTTTGGTCAATAAGCATATTGCCATTGATGATTCTATTCTTAAACCCTGTACTTACTCCAGCAGAGCCTAATTGAGAAAGGATGTTTGATGTTGTCATTTAATTTCCCATTTATACAAACATTGACCAACTCATATTAACTATAGTAGTTGAACTAATTGAACCAGTTAATACTGCGGTATTCCCATAAGGTACAGATTGAATAACTCCAGATTGAGCAGTACCAGCAGCAGTCCAAGAACCAGTACCATAATTACTACCATTAAAAGGTTGAGTAAGACTCATGCTTGAACCAGTAATACCACTACCACTAAGAGTTACAAAAACATGAACTAATCTACCAATTTTTACATAGTTGGTTGTAGCTGTATATGTACCGCTAAATCCTGTAAGAGTTGGAGTATAAGTTCCAACTTCATAATCATTTAATACTGCTTGTGTGCCACCGCCAGGGTTAGCAGCAAAAGTAATACCAGTTTGAATATTAGTAGTTCCACCTAATGTCAAATTAGATGCCAAATAAGTAGAGCCTACTGATCCAGTAGTTGCAGGAATAGCATTGAGTACTGAACTAACATAAAAACTAATAGTAGTAATTAAATCACCAGAAGTCGCACCTGAAGTCAAAACTACAGTTGTGCCATTACTAGCGGTGTAATCAGAAGAACCCAGTAAAACACCATTGCGAAATACTTCAATAAATCCTGCTGTATAACTTGGGGGTGTAAATGTTGTTTGTCCAGCAGTCGCAGTAAATTCAGTTTGAGTGCGATAAGCTGTAGTAGTTACACCAGATGCAGGAATACCCAAATATCTAGCAGAAATATTGTTTGTGCCAGTAGGGGGAGCAGCACTAAAAGTCAGGGTATTGCCAGATACACTATAAGTACTTGGGTCTTGCAAAACACCTGATATAGCTATTAAAACTGATGCAGTATTGGCTGGTGCTACAGAAGTAGTAAAAGCGGTGGTAGAGCCATTTCCTGAAAAGGTATCAGTTAGAAAAGCTACTTGTGTAGGTTGATTGCCAATATAAGACATTACATACTCCAAACTGCATTTGCTACAGCCTGAACTTTAGGGTCTTGGTTAGCTAAATCATCACCTACATTTAAAGTCCATCTTTCATAAGACTCTGACAAAGGTGTGCCATCTTCAATAATTCTAGTTGCTTGGCGAACTTGAATAATATTGCTTTCAAGAACTTCAATTTTGTCAATGACAATTTTTTTTTCTAAAGACATTTTTATTCCCTATGAAGTTGTAGGATAAGTTATAGAAATGGATATAAAAGAACCTGCTGTAGTACTTAAATCACTTGCAACCATAGATGCCATACCAGTTGCAGCAGCAGTAATTTTATACATATGAATTTGAGTACTACTATCATTTCCTAAAACTCCAGAAAGAGTAATTACATTTGATGCTAGTGATGAAAAAAATCCAGAGTTTGCTGATAACCAATATAAAGCCCCACCTTGACCAGCAAAAGGTAAATTACCAATATACAAAGTGTTTCCATTAACCGAATTACCAGTACCATTTAATGAAACATCTATCATACAAGTTACCATTTTGCCAACTTTTACATAATATCCAGATTGATATGCGTAACTAAATGTGCATCCTGTTGCAACAAATGTAGGATTAAAGTTTCCATATTCATAATCATTTAATACTTGATTATTTAATGCGCTAGTTTTATTAAAAATGACACCAGCATCCGCAGTTAATATTTGAATATTGCTAGTAATCTGCGGATTGATTAAGGTTGGAATGGTTTGTAATACTGGGTTTCCTGTACCTGTAGGATTGTTCATCTGAGATTGACCTACAGTACCATTGCTAGGTGCAATTGTATTTGTTTGTAAACTTGTATATTCAACCCAAATATTGTTTGTTCCGCTTGCAGGAGCAGAAGTAAAAGTTAAAGTAGAACCAGATACTGAAAATGCTGAAGATGGGTTTTGTGGAACATTGGCTACAAATACTAGAATTTGCGCTGCACTTACAACTGGTACAGGCAATGTAAAAGTAGTGGTTGATCCATTGCCTGAAAAATAGGCAATCTGAGGAGCATACTGCTGGATGGTTAAATTGTTTCCAATATATGACATATTAGGTAATCTGTAAGCAAGAAAGAATAGCATCCATAGAAGAAGCTGCGCTAGACACTACAGTAAAAGCATCTCCAGTATTTAATACAATTTTTCCATCTGCACCAAATAAAGCTAAAGAACCACCGACAGGTACAGTCGCATTGTTAACTACATAATAGTTTGTAGCAGAAGCAGTAATATAGGCACTTACAGTAATGGGGCTGGTAGTTGTATTGGCTAAAGTCATACCAATGACAGTAGTTTGTGTCGCTGATCCAGCAGTCACTAAGACTACAGGGGTTGTCCCTACAGACTTACTGACATATCTAGTAAAAGTATTAGTTGCCATTTATTTTCCTTAACCTAAAGCAATTGCCATCGCAACCGCAGTTCCAGCAGGATCAGAGCCTACTGTATTATAAGAGATTGTAACCGCAGCCGATCCATTAAATGTAGAGCCTGGTGCTGCTCCAGTACCAAGAGCATTGATTGTTAAAGCATTGGTTGTACTGATTGTTCCGCTAATTGCACTACTTGGAATGGTAGTGGAAGCAGTCATTGTTCCAGTACCATTACCATAGACATATCCAGTAAGGCTATTTGCGCCTGTACCACCACTCGCTGCACCTAAAGTACCTGCCAAAGTTACCGCACCAGTTGTCGATGTATTAGGTGTTAGACCTGCCAAAGAAGTCTGGAATGAACTGACAGTCGCAGCACCATTAGAAGCTGCGGTAATCTGACCTTGTGCATTGACAGTAATGTTTGCATTGGTATAAGAACCAGCAGTAACCGCAGTATTGGCAAGAGCAATAGTGCCAGTAGTAGTAATTGTTCCACCAGACAAACCAGTACCAGCAGTAATTGAAGTTACTGTACCGACTGAGATTGATCCACCCAGGCTGGTAGAAGTGCCATTGATGGTGATAGAAGAATTGGCTAATTGAGCATTAGTAATAGTGCCTGAAAGCGCAGTAGTTGGAATGGTTGTTGAAGCTGTCATAGCCCCAGTTCCATTTCCATATACATAACCAGTTAGAGTAGTTGCTCCAGTACCACCAGATGCAGCCCCTAATGTTCCAGCTAAAGTAACTGCGCCACCTGTAGCGGTTGTAGGTGTTAACCCTGATAAAGTGGTTTGGAAGCTAGTTACTTCACTTGTGCCATTAATTGCAATAGTGATTGAACCTGCGCCATTGGTAATCGAAATACCTGTACCAGCAGTCAAAGTAGTTCTGGTAAAACCAGTACCATTTCCAATGTCTATCTGACCATTGGCAGGAGTGGATGTTAGACCAGTACCACCATAAGCAATGCCAAGAGCATTGGTTAAATTAAGGGTTGGTAGACTCCAGACTCCAGTAGAGTTGACTGAGCCTAATAAATTATTGGCAACTCCACCATTGTAGAAACTAAGTCCATCTGCACCGCCAACACTAATGCGACCATTACCAGTAGAGTAATCAACAACAATACCATCGGTATAAGTACCACCATAAGTACCAGTAGAGTACAAGCCATTACTGACAACTAAAGAAGTACCTGTAGCAGCACCCAATACTGGGGTTACTAAAGTTGGACTATTAGAAAATACTAAGTTACTAGATGTAGTTCCAGTTGCGCCTGAAGCACTATATCCAGTAATGTTGTTAAAGGAAGTGATGCTTGCGGTAGATGCTCCAGTACCGCCATAAGCGACAGCCAGGGCATTAGTTAATGTCAAGGATGTTGCGCTGGCAACACCTAAATTTGGAGTCACTAATGTTGGGCTGGTAGCTAAAACAACCGATCCAGTTCCAGTAGTAGAGGAAGAAGATGCAGCAGTTAACTGACCCTGGGCATTGACAGTAAAGTTGGCAATGTTATAACTTCCTGCGGTGACAGTAGTATTTGCAATAGCAGCAGTTACCGCAGTCGATCCATTATAGGAAGTTCCAGAAAGCCCAGTTCCCAGGGTTAAAGCAAATAAATTACCACCTAAAGCTACTCCTGAAATAGTCGAATTAGCCAATTGAGCATTGGTTATTGTTCCAGACAATGCAGTAGTAGGAATGGTAGAAGATGCTGTAAATGCGCCTGTACCATTACCGATAACATAACCAGTTAAAGTTGTAGCACCTGTACCACCATTGCTTACTGGCAGAGTTCCAGTAACACCTGTAGATAAGGGTAAACCAGTAGCATTAGTTAAAGTAAGGGAAGTAGGTGTATCTAGATTAGGAGCAATTAAAGAAGCATTGCTTTGTCTTACAAAGTTTCCTGATCCAGTACCAGTATATTCACTATTGGTTAAATGGTAATACTGGTTCGCTGAACCACCCTGTAAGCCACCCAATCCATCATGCAAAGTAACCAATGGAGTAAGCACATTAGAAGCATATTGAGTGCCATTGTAAGCAGCAGTTACAGTAGTATTTGCTGTAGAAGTTGTAAATCCAATACCGCCTAAAGAATCAGTTACATTAATATTGAAAGCTGGTTGTGTAGTTTGTACTACATAAAGCCCATAATTCGGTGTAATGTTAGTAATATTTGGAGAAGTTACTCCAAATAAATTATGCCAAAGACTACCATTTACAGCAGTTTCATTAGCATAAGTACTAGGGACAGTAATAGTTACTGAAGTGTTAGATGCTTTAGCAGTAATCTGATAAAGACCTTGTGGGGTTTCTAAATAATCCGCTACAGTATTTGTAGCTGAAGCTACTGCGGTACTAAAGAAAGAAGCAGAAGAAGTTACAGTTCTAGAAGTTCCAGTACCAGTTGTTGTTAATGTAACACTTGTAGCGGTTGATGGAATGACTTGATAAGTATTTCTAGTAAATGTAGTAGTTCTACCACCAGCAGTAGAGTTAACACCAATATAAATGTCAAAAGTCCATTGACCAGCATCAAGAATAGTTCTTCCCAATACACCAGATTGCAAACCAATAGCTGCAATAGTATTGTTATTAGGATTGGATGATGCAGTTTGTGTACCACCTGCAGTTACTGGAGTAGTTGCAAGAGTGATAATTGGCAGCACATTGTTTGTGCTTGTGCCAGTAATAAGGGGAGTTGCGTTCCAAAATGAAACACCTTGACCTGCGCTACCACTTGGAGTGTTATTTACATTGACCCAGGCTGAACCATTCCATCCTAAAAACTGACCAACTGTAGCATCAGCAACAGCCACATCAGTTAAGTTTTCTAATGGGAAGCTGCCTGATGAACCTAAACTAATAGAAGTACCACCGACAGTAATAGAACTATTGGCTAGTTGTGCATTGGTAACTGTCCCACTAAGTGCAGTAGTAGGAATAGTGGTACTGGCTGTCATTGTGCCTGTACCATTGCCATACACATAGCCTGTCAAAGTGGCTGCGCCTGTACCGCCATAAGTAGGAGTAATGACAGAACCATGCCAAGTACCAGTTCCGATTGTGCCGACAGTTGTTAGGCTTGAAGTAACAATGGAAGAAGGCAGGGTTGTACCAGTTAAATTGGCAGCAGTTAAGTTAGTTAAATTTGCACCAGATACCGCACCGAATAATCCTGACCAAGTACCTGTAGTAACATTTCCAGTAGTGGTCAAGCTGGTTGATCCAGCTAAAGGACTAGCACCAATTGAATTGTAGGAAATGGTATGAGCAGTTGAACCATTGAATACTACTGGGGAAGCATCTCCAGTACCGCTAGTATTGAAGGTTAATGAATTGGTAGTATTGGCAGTAATTGTTCCAGAACTACCTAAAGCAACTGTCACCCCATTATAGGTAACTGAACTATTGGCTAACTGAGCATTGGTGATAGTGCCACTCAAAGCAGTTGTAGGAATAGTTGTAGAAGCAGTAACTAGACCACTTCCATTGCCATAAATATAACCAGTATAGTTGTCTAAGGTTAAATTGCTGGTAGCTTCTAAAGTGGTAAATTTACCTGTAGAAGCTGAAACTGATCCAATAGGAGTGCTATTCAAACTATCAATGGTTAATGCAACACCTTGAATAAAGCCACCAGTAATCGCTACTGAATTGGCATTTTGAGTGCTCATTGTTCCCAAGCCAGTAATGGCAGTATTTGGGATGGTAGTAGATGCGGTCATGGCTGAAGTGCCATTTCCATAGACATAACCTGTCAATGTAGTCGCACCAGTACCGCCTGAAGCTGCTCCTAAAGTACCAGCTAAAACAATGTTTCCACCAGTTGCAGTACTAGGGGTTAATCCTGATAGTGAAGTTCTGAATGAAGTTACTTCGCCACTTCCATCGACAGCAATAGTAATTGCTCCGACACCATTAGTAATGGAGATACCAGTTCCAGCAGTTAGAGTGGTTCTAGTAAATCCAGTTCCATTGCCAATATCAATTTGACCATTAGCAGGTGTAGCACTTAAACCAGTACCGCCATTAGCGATTGGCAAGACTCCAGTTAATGCGCTGACAGGAATGGTTGTAGAAGCACTAATTCCACCAGAATTATTGGAATATACATAACCTGTATAGTTGCTTAGAGTAACTGTACTATTGGCTTTTAAAGTGGTAAAGGCAGCAGTAGAAGGTGTTGTAGAGCCAATTGGAGTATTGTCTAAGCTATCTAAGGTAAAGCTAACACCTGAAATAGAACCACCAGTAATGGAGACATTATTGGAGTTTTGTGTAGACATAGTGCCAAGACCAGAAACCTGGGTATTGGCAATTTCAATAGTGGTATTGGAAACTGCTGTAACTTGACCTTCTGCATTAGTTGTAAATACAGGGACAGTTGAAGCAGAACCATAAGTTCCAGCCGATCCTACTGGTGTAATCGAAATGGTTACAGGTGCAGAACCATTGTAAGAAGTTCCAGATAAACCAGTTCCAATAGTTAAAGAATAAGGACTAGCTGCGGTAATTGTTCCAGAGCCACCCAGGGCAACATTCACACCATTGTAGGTAACTGAATTATTGGTTAATGCGCTATTTGGAATATTGCTTAAGGTATTGGTAGAACCACTAATTGAAGTTCCAACCAAGGTTGTCAGGGTATTCCCTAATGGCACATTGGTAGAACCAATAGTGATCGAAGAATTAGCAAGCTGACTATTTAAAATAGGCGAATTAATCTGGTCAGCATTAATGCTGATTGGGCTATTAGATGCGCTAGTTATTTGTCCTTGGGCATTGATAGTGATTGAAGGGACAATTGCAGCAGTACCATAAGAGCCTGAACTTACTCCAGTATTGGTAATACTAAATTGAGTGCCAGTAAGGGTTAACCCTGTACCAGCAGTATAAGTGCCATAACCTGCAAATTGTGTCCAAACAATAGGAGTGACATTGATTGTGCCAATTTCAGGAGCAATAACTACCCAACCAGTATTGGCATATAAAGTGCCATTTTGTACAAAGGTTGCAGAGCCAGGTACTTGTACCCAGGCTTCCATATCAGGCGATCTTGCCCAAGTACCAGAAGAAGCAATATAAATACCATTGAGGGCATTATTTGATTCATTCTTGACGAGAACTCGATCACCAGCTAGGGTAGTGTACCCATCAATAGTTTGCAGCCCTGAGAGGGTTATAGGGGCTGTAGTAGCAACTTGACATTCGGCTTTATAGTTAGAAGTCGAAATAGAGTCAGCATAAGCCTTGTTTACCAGGTCAGTAGGGTTTACAGGTACATCAATAACTTGACCTGTAAGAGTCTGCATATTCTGGAATGATGGTGAATAAAGGGTATTATTCAAACCATAAATTTGAGCAAAAGCATTTGCAGTACCAGCAGTCATCAAGTTGGTAACAAAGTCACCACGATTCCATGCTCTAGGTGTAGTATTTTCTTGACCTCTAATTACAGTCAATACATCACCAGTAATATTGGTACATGAAACAATCTCAACAATGAGACTATTTGTAGAATTTACAAGGGTTAAAGTAACCGCCTGATTTGCTGAAGGCGCAGGGAAGTAAGCCCCTGTACCAGCAGCTACATAAATAGTTGTATCGGTACTGGCTACAGGTAGCGCAAGAGTGGTTTGCGCTTGGTTAGCAAATAATAGTGTTGGCATGGCAAACCCTTTTTAACACTATTAAAGAATACTATAAGTATCGGCTGCTGCACCAGTAAATTTAATGGTTGTTACAGGAAAATTTAAAACATAATAAATCTGACTTGTTTCAGTTCCAGTAGGAGTTACTGCGCTGTAAAAGGTTGCGCCATTATCTAAAGATAATTGAATGGCTCTACCACCAGCAGCAGAATTGAGAACAATAGTTGCTGGATAAACAACATTAGGAACTGCTACAGTAGCGGTTGTTCCAGTAAGAGTGCCAGTAATAGGGCTACCATAGTTATAAGTCATAATGTTTCCTTAATATTTAATGCAAGTAAGAATTGAAATATTGATAGGTCTTGATTCATTTCCACCTGCTGAACTTGTTGTGCCACCTAAAGAGAATCCATGATTGTGACCTGAGTCATAAACTCCAGTTGTTGCGGATTGTGTTCTGTAACTATTTGTAGTGTTATGTGCTGCATAAGCTGTACCAATAGCAGAACCAGGTTGATCTGCCCAAAGAGAACATTGATTACCATTCGCATCAATATAAGTATGATAGTGACTTGGGTCTTGAATATTTGCACTTGCTACACTTGTAGTACCGCTTCCACTCCAAGAATGAGTGTGAGATAAATTTTGATTGCTTTGTACAGTACCAATTGCTCTTGATGGATCAATACCATTTCCATTGTCTAATGATCTTAAGAAATATCCACCATATTGAGGAATTCGGAAATTGGTAGAACCATCACCTGTACTAAAGCTGCCATATTGACCAGCTTGCCAAGCAGAATCAGAAATAATATTTCCACTAGATTGTGCAAAAGTCCACAAAGCAGCATAGGTAGTTCTTGATACTAATTGACCTTCTGCAATCAAATATCCAGTAGGTGCTGTAGTTGCAGGGAACTGGACAATAGCACCAGTTGGAACTGCTGCCACAAAAATACCAGTTGCAGGGTTTTGCATTACAAAAGCACTATATTCTGGACTCCAGTTAATCTGGATTGGATAGCCACGAGCAGGAATATCACCAGCAACCAGGGCAGAATTATTGCCCTTGACAATAGGATAAGAACTTTGAATTGTTGAACCCAAAGTTAAAGTCAAAGTTGCAGCACCAGTATTTGCAGTCAAAGCACCCAATACCAAATTTAAGCCATCAGGAATGGTGGTTAGATTTGAGCCTACAGTTGCAGTCAAAGCATTTGCTGTACCGCCCACATCTGCATAAGAATAAGTACCTGCTTGTAATTGTTCGGTTTGCACCAAATCACTCATTACACCAGCAGTATCAAAATGTCCTACGACATCATTTAAAACAAAAGGCAAAGCAGTAGTGCCTTCTTGACCCCTGATTACAGTTAAAGTATCGCCTGATCTAGAAGTGCAATTGCAAATTTCATAGACTGTAGGAGAAGAAACACTATTTAAAGTGACTTTAAATTGTTGACCAGTAGTAGGATTTGGGAATTCAGAACCAGTACCAGGAGCAACTGTAATAGTAGTTTGTGTACTGGTAATAGGGGCTGCCAAGGTAGTTTTAGCATTATTGGCGAATATCTGAATCGTCATAAAAAACCCTAGTAAGTAATTGTGTAATTGTACTGGAATGGTACATTTAAAACCCCTGCTTGTATAGCAGATTTGAAGATTGGCGATATTGCCAAATTCGGTATAGTGATAGCAATTGTATTAGGTGCGGTATAGACAACACTCACATTGTAAATATCAGCTATGTTAGGAATATCAGTTCCATCAACACCATAGATAAATCTAGCAATTCTTCTTTTTAGCCATTGGGTATTGTATTGAAACCCATCCCCTTTATAAAAGTTCCAAGTAATAATTCTTTTGAAATAATCATCAGTAACAACATAAAAGGAAGTTGGGCTAGAAGTGATGTTTTGTGTATAGGCAGTTGTATCATAGGGAACTGTATCGTATACACCCAATAGCGATGCGGTTGTAGGAGTTGGTAATGCAGGTCTTTGTAAACCATAAAGACCTTGTGCAACCCAATCCAAAGATGCGCCATTTTGCTTGGTATAAATAGGTAGATTTAAGTTATTAAACCAATCTAAATACTCTTGTGCCAATGTATTATAGGCATTGACAAAAGCCTGTAAATCCGAATCATCAGCATATTGCTGATACAGATAGCTAGGTATGATTTGGGTAATCATATTAGCCTTGAGTTACAGTAATTAAAGCATTGGTTGTTGAGAAATAGCTTTCTGGATCACCATAAATCAATCCTGTACCTGATTCTGGAGAGACATCAATACCATTGATAGCTACCACAAATACCATTCTGGAAAGTAAAGTAGCAGGAATAATGCTGGAAATTGCTATCTGGAATACATTTTGTAACTCAAATACATTAATTGGTTGCCCAACATAAATATTATTAATATAAGAAGCCAGGGCTGGTTGAGCCAAGGCAGCCACCGCAGAAGGAGATACCAGATTGGTTGAAATGGTATTCCATGTAACTGTCATGGAAACTGTCTGCACTGGGGGATTTACAAAAGTAATTGAATAAGTATCAGGATAATCATTAATGGAAACTGTCACATTCCTTAAATTAGGTGTAATTGTTCCACCGCTTGTCCAAGTTCCAAAACCAGTAGTATTGACATTGACTTGAAAAGTAGTTTCTGTCAAAACTGTAATAGTATAAGTACCATTAAATGTTGAAGGTGTCGCACCAGCAATTTGAATGACTTGACCTGTAGAGTAACCATGATTTAAGTTTGTAGTCACAACACCATTGGTAGCATTTGTAAAGCCTTCTACCAACAAGGTTGATCCTACGATAGTAGAAATATCTGGGATTCCATTAAAAATGGCATTTGCTACTTGGTAGGGATCACCACCACCGCAGATAATTTCCCATTGATTAGAGCCTACTAAGCGAATTGAAACCAGATTTTTTTGTACTCCAGTCACATTCTGAAGTTGAGTTTTTAAGAAAGTTGGAACACCTTGAGCAGTAGCTAATCCAGCTTGAATTACTTGAGCCTGATAGCTTTCTAAAGGTTGAGCAGCTTCACCAGGAAGTCCAGCAACTTGATTTGTACAGGTTAAAGTTACTCCAGAAGGCAAAGATGTCACAATCTGGGTTACTGTACCGATAGGGACAGCCCATGAGCCAGGATTATTGGCTAAACAATAAAGGGCTGCGCTTGCTCCAGAAGAAGCAATAATTCCACCATCTTGGACAGTATATTGATGTGAGCCATCTGATACTGTAAATCCGATGGGGATTACAAAGCCAGGCGAACCAGTAAAAGTAACATAGACAGATGTATTAGAA